AAAAATGTAGTTGCTGTAGCTCCTGTTTGGTACGGGACTGAACCTGCGGCTCCGCCACTTATATTGGTAGCATTGGTCGCATTTGATACGGTTGCATTAATCGTATCCCCTACTTGCAATTCTTCAATTTGCGAGCCATCTAAAACTAATGGGTAAAAAGCTGTCATATTCTATTTCCTTAGAAGACTGTTATATTAACATAGGTAACTCCGTCATGGAGTAGGACGGTAAAATATCCATTTCCAACGGGAATTTGTACAGTTGGACCACTGTGGGTAATAATTGGTACAAAAGTACCCAATGAAGCAAAGTTTGTATTAGTACCATCTGATTTTAGGTAGGTGTTAGCTGATTGTGCGGGTAAGAGTGCGTTGAGGGCAGCGTTAGCTGACGTTTGACCCGTACCACCGTTTGCTATTGTAACAGGGGTTTCTAAGCTAAATACAGTACCAATTAAATCAAGACCTGTTCCTGCTGAATAAGTAATAGGAGCGCCAAATTGTGTAAAAACAATAGATGTTGATCCAACAGTAATGGGTAAAGGTGTTTGCTGAACCCATGAGGTGTTTGCGTTAACTGTACCTGAAGTTACAAATATAAAGTCTCCTGCATTAATTTGATTTACATTTGAACCTGATGTATCAAAATCAGTTGCTCGGGTCAGTATAAAGCCACTTGCTCCTGAGCCTACATTTGTTACAGTGTAAACACCATTTTGAGAAGAGGTAGTTTGATCTTTTATTATAACTCTAACGCCTATGTCAGCAGGGCTAGTAAATGTATGACCATCAATTGCTAACGTAGCAAATGGTGTATCTTTTGTTATTGTTGCTCCTACGCCTGAAGCTCCATTGTTATAAATGACTGTGCCTAAATCAGCAGTTGTTGCGTATTCGCACGCTTCGTGAAAGCTTAATCCCGCTGCTATACCGTCAGCATAAGATTTATTTACAATGTCATTTGCGCTTGATGGGGTAGTTGAAATGGTACCCGTAGTTAATGCAACACTATTAATTGCTGTGTTTGTAACAGAGGAAATTTGACCTTGTGCGTTTACAGCAAATACAGGAACTTGATTTTGTGATCCGTAGGTATTAGCTGAAACACCTGTGTTTGCAATAGATATCGTACCTGTTGATGTAATTGGACCACCCGTTAATCCTGTACCTGTTGATACGGATGAAACACCAATTCCTGCAGCCGCAAATGGAGTCCATGTTCCATTAATACGACCTTCAAACAGAAGTGTTTGAGAGTTATATCTAAAAGCTCCGTCACCTAAAGATCCACGTTGAGCGGTATTTCCAATAGGGACAGTAAGAGCCGCGGTACCAGGCATGACAGGATCACTTGCAATTGCTAATGTAACGGCAGTAGTTCCTGTTGATGTAATTTGACTTGTTGTACCACTTACAGATTGAACTGCTGTTGTTGCTAATGTATATGCTGTATCCCAAGTAGCTTGGCTTGCATTCGTAGGTATTGAATAACCTGAAGCGTATGTAACACCTAAAGTTCCTGCTCCTGTGATTGGAGAACCTGATACAGACAATCCTGTAGGAACTGTCATAGCTACGCTAGTGACTGAACCGTCACCTGAGCCGTAACTTGTCCAAACTCCATTTTCATAAAATTCAAATACATTGTTAGATGTATTGTATCGAACTTGACCATTTGATCCTGTAGGTCTTTGTCCTGTTGTTCCTGATGGGACTTTTACGCTTGCAGTACCAGGTAATATTGGATTGTCAGAAATACCAAAGGTAGGGTCACCACTAGCGCCTGTGCCATCGGCTATAGTAATTTGATTTACTGTTCCTGTTAATTGTCTTGCATTGACAACTCCACTGCTTATTGAAAGCATGCCTGCCCCTGCAATTTGAGCTAGGGTTAATGGAGCTCCTGTAAGACTTACAGTTGGATTTCCTGATACACCATCACCATTTGTAAGTGATAGACCTACTGTGCCTGCTGTAATTGTTCTATTTGCAAGAACACTTGTGCTCGTTTTTGCTACAAGTCCATTACCTAAAGTATTAAAGTTAGATAAAGCGCCTGTGACTCCGATAGCATAAGTTGATTGTGCTCCACCGTCAGTAAGAGATAAACCTGAAGTTACCGTTAAATATCTACTGTTTGCTAATGTAGACTCATTGTTAATTGTAAGAAAAGTTTGTGTTAGTGATGGACCTGAGGTAATGTCCCCTGTTGTCGTTTGAACAGTTACACCGTTTTGTACAATAGGGACTAGCTCGGTTCCTGTAAGGGTTCCTGCCGCGGGTAATTGGGTTATCTGTACATTTGCCATGTTTTAGGGACTCACAGTTAAGTTATCTAAATTGCCATTATCTTCAGGCGTTTGTGTGTTTTGTTCAGGTGAAATAGTATAATTATTTGGGTCGTTTGTAATTAAGCTATTATCTGTTACCGCTAAGCTAACATCAGGACGAGCAAATCTTAAATTAATTCTTTCAGTCTGTCTTGCGGCTAATCTATAAGGGTCAAATTGATCTTGACATCCTTCATCGCATACGCGAAGACCAGGGAAGTTTGGATCACGACCTAGTCGTACAAAAGCTCTTTTCATCTTGCATCGGTCACACACTCCTATAGCAAGACTAGCTAATCCTTCAGTGTCTAAAAATATAGGCATTATCTTGTATACACACTAATGTTAGGTGCCCAATAAATTGGAGATTTATCTCTCTCTTCTTGTTCGGCTTCATTAAGATACTGCATAGCCATTCTTTCTAAGTAATTCACACGATCCATTGGAACTTGTGGTAATTCTAAACTTAGTCTATGTGCTAAATTCATTACAATAGCTTCATACCATCGTTGCGGTATTTCTAATTCGTCTGTCAGTGCTCCAACATCCATAACTTGACGAGAGTACCACACTGTAACTTGAACAAACGCATCTGAAGGAACAGGCCATAAATATAATTCGGGCTTTGGTATTGTTCTATTAAACCAAAACTGAAATGGTTGATTAGATGTAAAATTTTTATTAGGTAAGTTTGTATAATCATCACGATTCAAACGAGACATCATTATTTCAGTACTATTATTTCCAACATACCATTCGCGAACAGCTAATGTTGTACCGTTATACCCACGCACTCTGTAATACTGTACGTTTTGACCTGGGTCGACATCAGTCCATATCCACTGTTTATCTGTGACTGTAACAGAACCTAAGTCTTCTAGGGTGACCCATGTAGATCCGTCAGTAGAGTATTCATAAATAAGTGACATAGTGGTAGATCCACCACCTGACACAAAAGGCATAAAGCCAATTGACCCTGCGTAAATATAATTGTTTGTTCCATAGTTAATAGAAAAGTTACCATTAGCAGAACTTTGTGTAGCGTATGTATTAATATCACCATCATAGATATTAGCTGTTACGCCCGATGACAGTCCAACGGATGTTGAATAACTACCGCTAGGACGATTCATTGTACGATAAAGCACATTCAGTGCGTCATTAGCACCTAATGGGAGTGTATAGATATATTTGTTTGGGGATAAGCCAACAACTTCTTTGCTAATAGCCCAATATTGAATACCAATGTTTATTAGGCTAGATAGAAAATAATAAAGAGATTGTCTAGCTGTGAGTTGTTGCTCTGAAGTTAATTCTTCAGCTAATTTTCCACAACGACGAGCCGCGTGGTCAATTATCTCTTGTACATTTACTACTGTTGTTCCTACAGTACCTGAATAAGACATGTTTTTCCTTTACCAACCTGAGCAATTCCATCTTCTTAATGACGCCTTTGCTCTTGGCGCATCACCCTTTGCATTTCTAACTACGCCCGACATGCGAGCACAAAAACTTTTTTTTCTAGCTCCGCCTTGTGGTTGTGGTGCTTTTAAATTTGATCCTGTTTCTCTGTTTAGTTTAGCTCGGCCTTTAGCGGTTAATCCTGCACCTTGAGATACAGGAAGTTTTTCACCTCGACCAATAGATAAACTTACATTCTTTGCCATGTTAGGGGTTTTGCACTCCGCCACCATGTTTTACTTTTGCAGTTTTAGCAGCTTCTTTAAAGTTCTTAGCTGTTGGCGCGCCTTCAGAGCCCACTTTGCGCATTTTTTCTCCACTGCCTTGACTAATTCTTTCGCGTTTTGCATTAATGTTTGCATATAAACCTCCGTTTTTCATGTATCCCATTTTGTTTCTAACCTCTGTTGGTAATTTAGCAAGGCCAGGGTTTTGTTCTTTATCTACAGATTTAAGAGATCCGCCTTCTGCTTTTTTCTTT